AACTTCAACAAGAAAACTATGACCTCGCTATGTGGCGGGTTCATGCAGCGTCTCCAAAGAATCTTGCAACAAGAAGGTGTGGAGTACGATAAAAACGTATTGGCTAACATCATCATGAAACATGCTCCAGATTGGAGGCGCGTACTGAATGAGTGCCAGAAAGGTTCTGTCTCCGGTACACTCAATGTCCCTAACAGCGCGAGTGCAGATATCTCTGATACCTACTCTCAGTTGTTCGGTGCAATCCGTGATAAGAACTTCAAGAAGATGCGAGCGTGGGTAGTAAACAACATCGATGTTGAACCAGCGTCAATCTTCCGTAGTGTCTATGATAAAATGTATGACTATGTCGCGCCCAACAGTATTCCTCAACTGGTACTAATCCTCGCGGATTACCAGTACAAGAATGCGTTTGTCGCAGACCACGAACTAAATCTTGTTGCATGTATGACAGAAGTCATGGCGAACGTGGAGATTAAAGCGTGAGCCCATTTGACTTTTTGAAAAGTATAAATGACACTAAAGTTAATCTTATTGACCAAAACCAAGATAATACCAAGTACTATAACGGGTTTGTCATTAATAGGTCTCTGTCTTATTTTCCGGACACGGTGTTTATGTCCAATGAAATGAACAGATTACATCACTTAGATGCTAAGATGCAATACGATTTTCTTATAAATATTATACGGAAAAAGAAACGATTCTCTAAATGGGACAAACCTGATCAAAGAGCCGACATGGAATGTATCAAGGAATATTTTGGTTACAGTGAACAAAAGGCGAAGCAAGTCATAGGGCTCTTAACGGAATCACAAATAAAAACTATCAAACTAAAGGTAGCAAAAGGTGGAAGAGAATAATCTTGTCCAATGGAACTCTGATATGATGCTGGAAATCAGCCTGTCAGAACCAGATGACTTTTTAAAAGTCAGAGAAACATTAACCCGTATAGGTGTAGCGTCTCGGAGAGACAATACTCTATACCAATCGTGCCATATCTTGCATAAACAGGGTAGGTACTTTATCGTCCACTTCAAAGAGTTGTTCTTGTTGGATGGTAAGAAGTCAAACTTAGAAACGTCTGATATGGAAAGACGTAACACTATCGCCACTCTGCTTGCAGACTGGGGTTTAGTGGGAATCGTGAATAAAGAAGTAGCACGTGATTGTGCTCCAATGAGACAAATTAAAATTATCTCATTTCGAGATAAGTCTGAATGGACACTACAACCAAAATATAACATTGGGAATAGCTAAGTAGTATGTCAGATAATTATGGAATATTTGAGGATAGAGAAGAAAACATACGAACTAAAACACCATTTATAGGTCGGCTGCCATTTGATATGGGGTCGACTTATAACTGGAATGAATTTATGACTATGATGGATTCTCACCCGAACGACCTTTACGACCGTAATTCGGACAAAATGCGTATTGGACTAAACTCTTTTCACAGTCGCGGTAGTGCACCGGACTTTGCACGAAGAATTTATGAAGAGATGCAAGAAGTCTTTGCTTTACACGAAAACAAAATCACGAACATTGCGTTCAGTGGTTTCGGCCGGGCAAGTGGGTCATACCCTTGGCACAAAGATTCTATGGATGTGTTTTTGGTTCAGGTTATCAGCACGGTTGGTTTAAAGGTGGAAGGTATCGACAATAACGAACCTTTCGACTTCGAGCCAGGGATGTACGCATACTTACCCCGTGGAACTCACCACCAAGTATTCCCAAGAGAGTCTCGTGTTTCATTCTCATTTGGTGTAGAGGGTGACCCAGACCCTTCAATCTATTACTAATCACTCGTTGTGGTTTATTATAAGAAGACCACGACGATTGTTTCTTGGATATCTTACAGAGATATCGAAGATAATTAAATAAAGTGATAATATTTCACTTTTCATTCTTATAATTTGTATATATAGTACCGGATGTGCCGATGGTCGGGCATCCTTTTAAACTTGCTAAATAATCTAGGAGTTAACAGCATGACATTAACAGCAAAACAATTATTTCCGCGTTCGGCATTTGTCGGTTTTGATACCATGATCGATGAATTAGACCGTATCTCAAGGCGCTCGAGTGATATATTCCCTCCGCATAATATATTAAAGACGGGGGAGGATCAATACCTAATCGAACTCGCGATCGCTGGTTTCAGCGAGGATGAATTAGAAATCGAAGTAAAGAACCGAACACTGACCATTCGAGGGCAGCACAAAGATAACGGAAGAGAGTATATCCACAAAGGGATATCTACTAAACAGTTCGAGCGGCAATTTAGGCTGTCGGAGTATGTTGAAGTAATGGGAGCTGATTTCAGTCAAGGACTACTTGCCATTAATTTGGGAGTCATAATACCTGAAAGTCAGCGGCCTCGTAAAGTTGAAATCAATGGGTCTAAAAAATTAGATCCACAACTATTAAACGAGGAGACAATAAATGCGACAGATAAGAGCATACATGGCTAAGAGAGATGCCGAAGACCTAGAGAGAATTGGTCTTCTGAGTATCAATCTAGTATGTATCTGGACTGTAGTACTTTGCATATCAGCAATGGTGTGAATACATAAGGGGGAGTCAAATCCCCCTTTTTTTGTGAGTTATATGAAAGCAATACAAATTGTAATGAAAGGTGATGAACGGTCTGAGGAGTATGCCTATCTCTCTCGGCGTTCCTTCCAACGTGCCATTGATGATGGTTACCTCGACTCCATCGAAACCTTCGATGCGATCACTCCCCAATCAGAAGACTTCCAAGACCACGTAGATAAGTACGTCTGGTCAAAAAGTTTGATGACCCTAGATATCAATTCTAAAAATTCTAAAGAAGACCACTCTCCCACAGAGAAGGCTGGTATGTGCTCTCACTGGGAACTTATGCGCCAGCAGGGAGAGTCTGACGAGAAGTTCTGGATTATGGAACACGACACTTGGTTGATAGAAGAACGTTACGAAGCGTTTAAACTTCTCTCTGAGTACGCAGACAACACTCTCTATGCAAACATCGGACTATTCATGGGTATGTATTGCATGGACAAGTCTTTTGCGCACTGGAGTCATTACATGTTGACACAGAAGGATTTCCCTATCAACTGTGGCCCGTACTGTGTTCTCCAACGTCTTTTCAGAACGTTTACCACCAAACACCTAGAACTACCAGAAATAGATTATTACGGAATTCGTAATACTGCCTTGCATCCTTGGAATGAATGTGATACAATAGGCGTAGGACGTGACATTGGAGTTTACTTCAATAGACGAGATAGACACAAGACTGGTATTCCCACACCTACTACTCAGGTAATATCGAAGAAACTTTCGGTGACACAGGATCATCATGGGTATTCAGATAAAAAACAAGAAGAGCCTTGGACTCGCCACAATTTCTTTAAAATTATTGATTAGGGGGTTGACACACAGTGCTATATAATGTATACTGTCCATTAAATAGTGAAAGGTGTAATATGACGTATCAACCATATAATCTACAAGATGTCTATGACGCGGCATCTCAGAAGAAATTCAAAGTAATCAGCACGTTTGCTGGTGGTGGTGGTTCATCTACTGGTTACCGTCTCGCTGGCGCAGACATTCTCGCAATCAATGAGTTTGTCGAAGAAGCACGAGTTACCTATAAAGAGAACTATCCTGACACTCCTATCGTCCCTGACGATATCAAAGAACTATCTGGTCAAGACTTCCTAGATCTCACTGGTCTCAAGAAAGGTGAGTTAGACATCCTCGATGGTTCTCCTCCTTGTTCTGCATTCTCTGTTGCAGGCAAACTCTCTCACTCATCTGATGGTAAACACTCTGATGGTTGGGGACAAACCAAATCTTATTCTGACGGCAAGGTCGTAGAAAACATCGAAGACTTGTTCTTTGAGTTCTTGCGTGTAGCCAAAGAAATCTCCCCCAAGGTAATTATCGCAGAGAACGTTAAGGGTCTGACCATTGGTGAGGCAAAAGAATACTACAACCGTATCCTGAATGAGTTCGAGAACATTGGGTATGAGGTTGTCTCTGAGGTTATGGATTCTCGTTACTATGGTGTCTCCCAGACTCGTTCTCGTGTAATCTTCATTGCGGTTCGTCAAGATGTTGCAGACGAAGTTGGGTTAAACTTCCTGACTATGAATCACTTGTTTCCAGAACCTTCTCGCACCGCCATTCCTTTGAAAGATGCGTTGGTTGATCTAGAGTATGATGACGAAGAAGTCAAATACCTGACCGAGAAGTTCGAGAGAACCGCCTACTGGAAAGACACGGGA